GGTTCATTTTGAGCCACGAATCTATCTCTTGCGGTTGCGGTTTGTCACCGACCCAGACGATGTGGATTAGCTTTGGAACCATAAAAAAATCCCCCTGCGATAGGGGGATAACGGGGGGGAGGAGAACCCCACCATTATCCCCGAATGATTAGTCTTTTACAAACAGCGGATATGTGTGTTGGATCGCTCCGAGTTTCCTTAACCTGTCGGCTGAAAACTCTACTTTCTGAGTTCTGGGATAACCAGGACCGACCCAGTATCCTTTCTTGCTGAAGTGCGGGACATACATGATGTTTCGATACGTCCAGACTGTTTGTGCTTCTTTCATGCTACGTCCTTAATGAATACACCATTTGGCATCAGGAATCCTTTGCGATCTTTGATTTGATGGTAAGCACCTTCCAGACACTCAACGATGTCCAGATTTGCCAGAGCGCAGAAGTTGATTAGGCAGACCATGACATCACCAACAGCGTCAGCGGTAAGAGCAATGTCTTTCTTTGCAAGACCGTCTGCGAGTTCACCCATCTCTGAGACTGCCTTCAGGAACTGAGCGTTTGCGGTTGAGTTTGGGATGATTTGCCGGTCACGGCTCCATTGAATGATTTTGCTGTGGAGTTCATCGAAAGACATTCTTTGCATGATCATTCTCCTGAATCAACTTGATGGTAGTGGACAAGAGCCTCGATTCCGTTTGAATATTTAACAGTATTTCCTGGGATGCTTGCGCGTTCTTTTTGAGCAATGATATCCACAGAGCGCCAACGAGCCGATTTATCGTTAGCCATCCTGCCGCCCAGTCCTGCTGATTCTCTGTCCCAGATTTTCTTGTTGAATCGGAAGGCTCTACGTTCTTGTGGTTTGAATCCATTGTGTCCAACGTCCTTATCGTTTGCCATCGTTTCGATCAGTTTTTTACGGAAGAAATCTACGTCTATATCCAACCAATGAATATAGCTTTCGAGTCCTTCTCCCCATAAGAAATCATGCGCTGTCATTGCATCCCATTGCATTGCAACAGGGCTTTTGAATGGTTCCAAGCAAGCGTCTTTTACAGCAAGCGTAATGACACTTGCAATCAGCATATGCTCTGGAATCCAATGACTTGGGTGGTCGTCTGTCTCAATCATCTTCTTGCTATTCCTCCATCTGGATTAATCGGTGTGAACATACTCATGTCGATGCTGTCCTCGGGTATCTCGTAGCTGCCGAATGTCTCACCGCACCCGAGGCACACTCTGCGCCGCCAAGTGAACCCGTATCGTGTGTCCATGCGGGTTTCCTTCACATCGCTGCCCTTACCCTTCTGGCAAGAGCAACTCGGGTGATCAAGACGTTTCATTCTTTTCCCTCAGCTTTGCTTCGATCAACCGAATGTCATCCCATCCTACGGTCGATGTTTCAGGCCACATCTCAATGATGTCCTTATTCGTCAGCCCGATCCATTGGCGTTGCTTCAGGCGCTTGATCTCTGCCATATGATCTCGCAGCGATTCCTGCGTTGCTTCGAGGAGCGACCAGTCACGTTCTGCCTGTTCGATGGCGGCGCGCAGGGCGGTGATGGCTGCGTCCTGATCTTGCTGAACCAGCGCCCCGACAATCTGCGGCCTTCCTCGCTCCAACGCCGCGAGCGCCTGCTTCATTGCTTCGATGCTCATTTCTTTAACTCCTCTATTGCTCTCCACGCAGGTCGCCACACTTCGCAGTCCTTACAAGCAGGATCACCGCAATCTGGCTCTGCGCCTTGCACCATCTCTTCGAGGATCTTCACCAACTGACCGACGATATGCTCATGCTCGGTCACCGTCATGCATGGGATTCCGTCGATCATCCTCGTGAACTTGGGTTTAATTTCTCACCTCCATGAACTCCGATTCGATGCGCTCGATCTCTTTGTTCGTGAGCTTGCGCTCAAGCCAGGGAGCAGGTCTGCCTCGCCGATCCATGATCGTGAACTCACCAACCTCTGCCCACCCGTAGTAGTCCCAGTCGCTTGCAGCGTTGCGGCTGTACGATCCTTGGCTAACGTACACATCAGCCTCAACCAAGCAAGGGATTCCAGCGATTCGTGTCTCAATAATCATTGTGTTCTCCTGTTGGACTCATCAGTACCGGCTTAACCGATAGACCCCTTTCGGGGTTTCGTCCTTTTAGATGATGCCTGTGCCGGAGCAGGGGAAGCAGACGCCGCCGGAAACGTGGCGAAAGTGGCCGAGAACACCGCTGCCGTTGCACTTGTAGCAGGTGCGTTTTTTCATCTCGCTCACACGCTGCTCTTCTGCGAGCTTCCAAGCCTTCAGTTCTTCTTCTTCGGCTTCGATGATCATTTTGCGCTTTGTTTCTTCTTCAGGCGTCAACTCGGGGAAAAGGATTGCGAGGTAGTCGGCTTCGGTGTTGTGATTGGTGTTGAAGTCCATGTTCGCTGCTCCTGCTGTGTGTGTGTCGATGGATGAATCATCCCACACTTTCTATCGTTTGTGTAAACTTTTTTGGAATATTTTTTAATCGTTCTTCCGATTCCGATAGAAGATTCCTAACATGGAAGTCATCGCACAACTGGCACAGGTAGATCAGACCGACAACGACATCCTGTGCTTCTCGATGATTGGGACAAGTTGCCTCTGTGCTTCTGGCTGACAATTTGCGCCTCCGTCTGCAATGTGTTGGGCTAGGATGTCTGCAAGCCTGCTGTCTGTCCTTGCCCCTCTGCTGATCTCTAGGATTGCCTGTGCGCTCTTTGGGAACCTAGCCCAATGCAGGAAGTCAAACGATGGTGTCCTGATCTGTGACACAGCATCCTGGATGATTGCCTTACCCTCTGGAGTGATCTGCTTGGGAGGAGGTAGCGCAGCAATCTTGTGTTCTGCGGCACGGAACTGCTTGCAAAGCTGTATCCATTGAGCGAGTGAAGGAGGCCAATCAGGAGGATCTCGCTGGAGGTGGTCTAGCACCATCCTAATCGTGTCAGCAGGTACTGATCGCAACTGAGCTTCCCAGGCTGCTTTAGCCTGATCAATCTCTTCTGTCGTCGTACCAAAGTTGGACAGCACCTTCTGCTTGCCCCACAGAACCCCAAAACGGTCGATTAGCCGTTCGCAATAGCTTTGCACTTGGCTTCCTCCATGTTGATGACGTTCTTGCCTGTAAGGTGGCTCCAGAGGTCTTGCTTGACCTGCTTCTTCTCAACCCAGTCAGCCTTAAATCCTCGCCATCCCATCAGCACCATGTGATCGAGTGCCTGCTCCAGAGTCCATCCTGCAAGGCTTGCCTCCTGCCTGATGGTGTTGATCACCCTGGTTGTGACAATGGCCCTCTTTGCCTTCCTGTGTGCCAGGAAGTCATCCCAGCAGTCTTGAGATACGTCTGTCGGTTTCATGTGTTCTCCTTTCGTGAGAACTCTAAACCCGTTTTTGCCTGTTGTGTCGTGAATTATTTCTATTGGAATTAACTCACCTATAGCCTTTGATCTCTCTAGACATACCTCCCCCAGGGTGGAGCCAATCACTTTAGCTCTACCTCTCCCGCCGTTGTCATCCTGTGACAGGGCCAGAGTACCCGGAGGCTGCGATTGTTTCGATGTCGGAGTGGTCTACCACCGCTGTCTCCAACGTCTACACCAGTCCCTCGCAGACAGGCTGGTCGGCTTGCAATCAGGGTGAGGATTAGCCGGTGTTTTCTCCCTCGCAGCCCATGCAGGCTCTTGCTATCGTGAGGGTTACGGCTGGAGTGGGGGCGAAAAAAAACCTTCTAGGCTGACCCCGGTGAGAGACCTAAGTTTTGGCTTAGGTTACCCCTATCGGGGTCGGAGTCAGGCTAGAAGGCTCTCGTCGGCTCTCACACCAACAAGAGCATACTACAGGTTTACAAAATCAAAAGCAAGTGGTTGTGCAATTCCCTGCCCAGCAGCAGGTCTGGCACATGACAACTCGACCGTTGACAAAGTAGGTGTGCGTTGTACAAGCAGCATAGGCCACACCTGAGATCAACATTCCAGCGACAAAGATCAGTTTCTTCATGCTTGCTCTCCAAAAAAAGCGTTCATAGTGATCGGCGCAACAGTCCGCAACTCAGCCAGGATCAGCCCTGCAAGATGCCTGTGCTCTGCCTGTGTGGTCGGATCTAGCCTCTGCTTGAGGTAGTGGATCCATGACCTGAGAGTTCCATTCATGTACATCCTGCTTGAGGTCAACCCTTCCGGCAATAGCACCCTTGCCTGCTCTTTTGCAATACCCTGCTTCATGGCCTCGGCATACAGCCTGTCAGTCTCTTTGATCACCCAGGACTGCACCTGATCCCACCATCGTGCAAGCTCTTGATCGACATTTTGGATGCTGTTCTGCCTGTTCGTGTGATCCTGCATCCTTGCCTGTCTCGGTTGTGGATGCTCCAGCAAGTGTGCGCTTGCATACCTCTGCGAGAACTCCTGAAAGCTGAATGATCTGTGACGCAGGATCTGCCGACCAATGTCTCTGGTCGTCTCAATCTCCATGCAGACGTTGGCCATCTCGAAGGGCGAAAAATGACCATGCTCCATCAGATAACGGAGAAGTCCTGTTTTGCCGGATGACTGACCGTCAGGATTGCTGACCCTTGCGATATACAGAACCTGCTGGTCAGCATCTGGTGTTGCCCATTGGATTTTTGCTTTCATTTCAAAACCACCAATCCATCCTCAAACAACACAAGCATTGTTTTGCGCCATGCAGCCTCCCACAACTCTTTCCGCTCTTGGTAGCTAAGTTTCGACCCTTGGTCGATCCCAGCATGACATCCAACACACAGAGCGGCAGAGTAAACATCGTGCGCCTTCATCCCCATGCCTTTTCCATACTCTGTCCAGTTCGCATGAGCAGCTTGTGTCTCACCTTCCCTGCCGCACAACTGGCAGGGCAGACTAGCTACTGCTCTGAGAAATGCCTTGTTTCTGTACATTCCACCACCTCGTGATTTCCTGTTGAAGTTCCTCTCGACCTGACATACCTCGAGCTTTTTCGACCTGCTCTAGGTATCCTTTTCTGGATGCTTTTGGCCTCGACAGCACCCACTTTGCCTCGCAATACAGCCTGTACTCCCTGCTGTGCAAGCCTACGGTTGATCCGTCTGGTAGATGCTTGGCAATCGCGTTATCGTGTCTCTCTCCACACGCATAGCACGTAAGTCGTCCGTCCACACCAGACCCCTCTCTGTCGCCCATGCAATCACCCTTTCCACATAGTCCGAGAATGCCGCGGTCGTCATCCCTGTTGTCGTCGGCTCCTGCTCGATGATGTTCCCATTCGGAAGCTCAATCACCCGACCATTCAAGAACAGCGTCTTGAAGTAGCAATGCCAAGTCTCTGCGCTGTACTCCGACCCCGGCTTGATCTGTTCTGAGATCTCATGCAGCACAGCCCAATACAGCGCGTTCTGAGCCGTTGTTCTGTTGGGTTTGGAGATAGACACCACCCAACCAAGTTTAGAGTCTCTGACAGCCTCTATAGCTTGTTTCCGGGCATTGTCGTTAACCAGCGGAATAATCATGACTTCCCCCATTGATCTGCCATAGCATCAGCAATTCCTTGGTAGGTTTTGCTGCGCTCTTTCCACCTGGTCGGACTTGGCGGCATACGATGGATACGGTTGTCTCTACCTTCAACAATGTTGGAAGGTTGCAAGACAGGAAGGTTTTTCAGCCACAGGCAGGTTGCTTTCGTCTCTCCGTGACCAAACATCCACGGCTGAATGATCTGATCTGGCTTCCTGATCTTGCTGCTGATGATGCTTACCGGGTTCTCAAGAGCAATCCGCTCGACAGGAGCATCAAGCAACATACGAACAAAATCCAAGGATTCAGCCTGCTCGCGTTGCTTAAGATAGAACCATCTTGCCCCGGACACTGCCAAGTGAGTGCATGGAGGGTGTGCCACCATCAAGTCCCATCCATCAGCCAAAACATCCCTGACATCACCTTGGTAGTGCGGCCCATCAACATCAGTCGGCAAAAGATCACAGGACATGGCATGGTGACCAGCGCGAATGAACGCATCCCGCACAGCCCCGCTGTATTCGCAAGCAACCAAAACTCTCACAGTTCCACCTCCTTCAACTTCCAGCGATTGCCTTCCTTGTACCAACCATGCAGGATCACCCTCCAGCCTGACCTCAGCATCTCTGGGTAGGCTTCGGCTTCCTCGATCTTGTGTCGTCTGGCAGACAGATTGGACTTGCTGGTGACCTGAATGGCTAGGGTTTCCTTGTTGCCGATTGCCAGCAGATCGATACAGCCCCAGAGGTCGTGCTTGCGCTTGGTAAATGCGTTGTAGTGCTCCACAGTCGCAACCAAGTAGCCAAGCTCGACAAGATGAGCCTTACTTCTTGCTGTCAGATTCGCCACCAAACACCTCCGGGCAAAGTTCGCTAGCCTTGATCCGACCCTCAGTCAGTCGTTCGATCTGCACCGCCCTCTTGACCGGGATACCCGTAGATCGCCACTTGTAGACAGCTTGCCTACTCAACTTAAGCTCACGACACAAAGCGTCAGTCCCACCTACCATTGCTGACGCAGCCTTTAACGCTGTAACAGAGTCCATTTGACACCTCCTGACGCAATGCTACACTACAGGTTGATAGTGTGCAAACAGATGCTATAGATTTTCACTAACAAGCAACGCAGAACGATAAAAATATTTTTGTTGATGGATCGTGCAAACGTAGTCAGAATGACAACCATCGACAACAAACAAGGAGAGCAAAATGCTTATCGACCGATTGAAAGAAATTGAGAAGATTCTTGAGAAGATCATCTCGTTTGATCACAAAAATTTCAGTACAAGCAACGAGTACCTGAAAGCCGCTGACATCAAGTTCACAGACATCGTGAAATTGAATGCAACCGTCAAATTTATGTTGAATGGAGATCAAAAATGAACGATCAGAATCGGTGGGAGTACGAGGTTCAACGCTGGCAAGAGCAAGAGGAACTCAAGCGCAACATAGTTGCAGGAGTGAAGTGGACTCTTGCCTGGGGATTCTTCTTTGTAGTGATGTACACAATCCTGTCAGCATGATCCTAGACCCAGCATTCGTCTGGGTTCCTAGCGCCGCCACAGACGTAACGCAAACATGGCGCAAATTCGGGTGGAAACCTATTTCGGAGAGAACAGATCATGAAGCAAATCGCATCCGCGCTCGTCAAAGCTCAGCAAGCCTTTGGGCCAGCACTCAAGTCGAGCAGCAATCCGCACTTCCGCAGCAAGTACGCTGACCTTTCTGCTGTTGTCGAGGCTGTTATTGACGGTCTGAACAAACACGGGATCTTCTTGACGCAACTCACACACGAGTGCGACAACGGGGTCATCGTCGAAACCATGCTTATCCACGAGTCAGGTGAAACCCTGTCTGGAGGCAAGCTCCACGTTCCCGCCTCAAAGCAAGACGCACAGGGTTACGGCTCAGCCCTCACCTACGCTCGACGCTACAGCCTGATGGCCATCACCGGCATAGCTCCAGAAGACGATGACGGTAACGCTGCAAGCAAAAAGACGATGAAACCTCTTGATGCAACAGCAGCCGTTAAAACGCTCTCAGAGGCTGCAACGATGGAAGATCTTAAAACCATCTATGCCAAGGCTTTCAAAGCCTTCCAGGGCGATACAGAGGCTCTGAAGGCTATTGACGCAGCCAAAGACGCGCGCAAAACGCAACTGATGGAGATTGCGTAATGGATCAACGCTCAGACGAGTGGTTTGCCGCCCGTCTGGGCTTTGCTACTGCATCCAGAATGAACGATGCTCTAGCAGGCTCAGAGACAGCAGCCAGACGGAACTACCTGATCCAGCTTGTGACCGAAAGGCTCACCGGCCAGCAGCAGGAGTCCTTCTCATCAGCAGCAATGCAAAGAGGGACAGACTTGGAACCTGTCGCACGAATGGCATACGAGGCAACAAATGGATTCGTAGACAAGGCAACGTTCTACAAGCACTCATCTATCGAGTGGTTTGGGGCTTCACCTGATGGCCTTGTCGGGGACGATGGTCTGGTAGAGATCAAGTGTCCAAACAGCACCACCCATGTCGATTACATCCTGTCAGGCAAAGTACCGACAAAGTACCAGCGACAGATGCTGGCTCAACTAGCTTGCACAGGACGGAAGTGGTGCGATTTCGTGTCGTTCGATGACAGACTTCCAGAGCACCTGCAACTGTTTGTGGTCAGGTTTGAGCCTAAGCCAGAGGAGATCGACAAGCTGCAAGAAGGTGTGATCAAGTTTCTCAACGATGTTCAGAAGGAGTACGACAAGTGCCAGTCCTATACGAAGTAACCGCAGCAGGTGAGAAGTACACAGCCAAAGACGGGTCAGAAAAGACCAAGTGGATCAGGATCGGGTCAGTAATCCAAACCAAGAACGGGAAGATGTCGCTCAAGATCGAGTCTATGCCTGTCGGTTGGGATGGTTGGGCAAGCCTGATGGAGCCTCGCCAAGATGACGCTCCGAAAAAGTCTAGACAGCCTGGGGATGATGATGACCTCCCCTTCTGATCCTGTTAACCCGTCTCACTACAAGCAGGGTGAAATCGAGTGCATTGACGCTCTAGCAGCAGCAACAGCAGACCTGAAAGGGATTGACGCTGTCTGCACTGCTAACGCGATCAAGTACCTGTGGAGGTGGAAACAGAAAGGTGGAATGGAAGATCTGCGAAAAGCTCGATGGTACATCGACAAGCTGATCGCTATCAAACAGTAATGATCTCGCCTTTGAACTCTAGCTCGCTCTCAGATCGTACTTGTGCGATCTGAGGGTAGAGCATTTCCCCGTCTCTGAAAGCAAGCATTACAAAACCTGATCTCCAGTCCAACGGAGAGTCCTCTGTGTAAGCAAACTGAGGCCCATAAACATCAGCCAACGTGCCAGTATCGATACCGTATCTGACACCGTTGTAATCCGAAAATGGAGTAATCTTTAGCTGATGCAAGTGACCCGTGACAGTTGTTTTGCCTGCATTTAGAGTGTTGTTCCGGGTTGCGTAAACACCACCTTTGTATCTGTGCTTGATCACAACCTCATCGTTAACATGGACAGACCAACAGAACGTCCAGAACGGGAAGTGATCTTTCAAAGAAAAACCTGATACACCTTCAAATTCTCCGACCTTGTTGGATAGAGAACTCTCAAATCTCGCATCGTGATTGCCAACCGGCCAATAGAGCTTTGCTCCTTTAGCCAAACCCTCTATCTGATCCAACGCAGATTTAACGGCTTTTAACTCTTCCATAACAGTCGGAGCCTTTTCCCACTGCTGCCGCCCAAACCTGCTAATTGTTGCACCGTCAAACGCATCACCGTTACAAACAATGATTGACGGTTTCTCTATCTCTATGACCTTCAGCAATCCTCGGAATGCTGTACTTTCGTATCCTGGCCAGAAGTGAGCATCACTAAAAATAATTATCTTGCCATTTTCGCAAGTGGTTTCAACTCTTCCGGTAGCTCCAATTTTTTGCTTGATAACTTGCAAGCGTTCAGCGGGGTGTGCCATAGGAGGAACTCCATTCCTCCTGAGCCTATCCTGAATAGCTCTTGGGCTGATGTTTAGCATCTTAGACATCGCAAACGGAGAAGGGTTTGCTTGATGCGCTAGCCAGAAATCTTCATCCGAAACCAGTTTCATTTTTGAACAACCATTTCCTGACCTTTGGATTGTCGGATAAAAATGCGTAAACCCCCCTCTCCACTTCCAACACCTGTTCCTCGGTCAGAGAAGGACAGGATGCATGAATCATCTCGTGAAACAATGTGTCTTGCAATGATCCAAGCGAACCGCTTTTGATTGAAATCTTACGTTTCCCTGCGTCACACAACCCCAAAAACTCTTCTGCAATATCAACGTGATCTAGGACTTCAACAGTCCACTTCCTGCCATTGATCTTGACAGTTTTGACTGGAATCATTTGGTCATTTCATTTGCAACTTTTGACACTTCCAAGACACGCCGAGTCCAACCTCTAGCAAATGTCGGGAAATGCGGCAGGCTCTGGAGAAACTCCAGACGCTTGTCGCAAACTTCCAGCGCCAATTCAGCCGCATTACGAGCCTTTACAGCCTCCACAGTCTTGGGGCCAATAGACCCGTCTTTCGTGGCTCCTACGCACTCCTGAAGCATCCTAGAGGCTCTGGCAACACCAGAGTTCACAGCAAAGTCGAACACAGCATAGTCAACACCAGGGGGAAGATCATCGCCTCGCACACGATCCCAGTAGTTCTTCCGATAAAACGGTTTGACGGTCTCAGTCGTAAGGTCACGCATCTCCTGCTCTGTCACCTCTCGACCAAGATACTCCTCCCACGCTGCT